ATTTCAACTTTTAACACAAAGCCAAACTAACATAGTATTGCCTTCTAACCGTGCAATGATCTCAAGTGGCAAGATAATTGCTAGTGGAAATGGAGTCATTCCTTCATATGTTTCCGATCATTTCGATTCATTGCCTCAAATGTGGACTAATGGTTATCTTGTAGCGGTTGACCAAATATTCCTTGGCGGTGCTGCCTCTACCGGATTTGATGGCGATGTATATTGTTCTATAACAATGGAATGCACAGTTGAAACAATGACTCAAGCGGCGGCTATGGCATTAGCGTTGAGCCAACAATAAATTGGTGATACTTTGGCGTTAACTAAGAGGGAGAGAGAGTTCATTGAGGCTGTCTCTCGTAGGCAAGATCAGTTAGAATTGATTATCGGTTCTGTTTTTGGCGGGCCATTAGGTCGAGGATTAGTCATGGTTGACCAAGAATTAGGTGATCGTAACTTTTTATTGAATCGTTCTAATACAGAAAGAAATCTAAAAGTCGGAAGATTAGCCAAAAAGGCAGGGCAAGCAAAGAGAAAAAAAATTAAGCGCCAAGTGTCCCCATATCAAAAAGAATTTGGGCGCCAAATAAAGAAATTAAAGAAGGCTCATCCTCGTACTCCTATTTCAAAATTAATGAAGAGAGCGCATACAGCAACCAAGAAGGCGAGAAAATGAAAGATACTAGAAAGAGATTAACGCTTAGAGGATCAATAGACGTAACAGTAAACGCAGGGTTTACGGTAAATGGTTCACCTATTCTAGAATATGCTAATGTTCTGGATCTAAAGAAAGCATGGAAGGTTGAAGGATATGCGGTTTGGCCTGTAGATTTCAGAGGGGGAGTAGATGCTTTCAAAGGTCAAGCAGCATTAGAGTCTTTTCTCGCAACTGATCGTAACATAGTAGATACAGCATATGTTGAGATAGTAAACAATGCTCAAGACAATCGTCAATTTGCATGGGGTAATACTCTAATTGCATTAGACGGTGCAAGTAAGTCACAAACAACAGCAACTCAATCTGTAGAAGCAGAACATTACTGGGTAGATCCAGATCATTTAATTCAAGACGAATTAAATATTTATGTTAGTGCAACATCAGGGTCCGATTATGAAGGAGAAATTAAGAAGATCAACTATATTGTATATCTAAGAGAAGTAGAAATTACTCCCGCTGAATCAATAGTTCAGAATATCAAAGGTAAATCTCAAGATCTATCGACTTGATTTCCAAAATCTATAACGTGTTTTAGAATCAGCTGATTTATTTTTGGCTTGTAGTTGCTCGTTTAGATCAGTAATTATTGTCTGGAGTTTATTGATAGCATCCTCTCTTTGTTGGATCACTGTGTGTAATTGTTGATATGACATACTCGGATATTCCATATTACTCGACAGACGTACATGGCGCTCTAATACATTTGAGAAATGCTTCGATCTAGTACCCTTTTTCATAGAATTGTAATAATCTGCAACCATCTTAGTTACACTTATTGCAATAACGGGCATAATTAACACTCCACCTGACATCGACACTCGGGGCATTCATTGAAATAGACTAGATTTCTTATTTCTTTACCATCTACTTCGCCTTCGTACCATGATTCGCCCTCATCGTCGGAGTATTCTAAGATAACATCAGAGATGACTTTGATGTGCATAGGGGATTTGAAGCCATTACAACATCTTGATCCACAATCACAAGCGTGATGTGTTTGACAATGTTCATTGTAACAGATGTATAACATGGTCATAATACCCACTCTCCATCAATTCTATCTTTACATCTCTCGCAAATACCCCAGATGTGTAATTTCTGATCTACGTAGCAGTTTCTAATTCGGCATAAAGTGCACTTTAGTGGCGTCTCCATATCTAAACGGGGTACTGAATGTTTATATAAACTGTGCGGAGCAAAAAAAAAACTTGTTTTTTGCCGCTTTTTCGTAGAAAAAGCATATGCGCAGTATAGCATACGCTATGAATGAACAAGCCTCCGTGAGGCTGCTTCTTTATAATTATATTCATAATAATGATTATAGATAGGATTGGAGGTGGGGCAGGTATGGCAAGATCCGATTCTTTCTTTATTCGCGCTACCCTAGACTGTAACAATGACAATTCATACCAACAAACTGGTATTGATTTGGGTGCATATGTTGATGCACTAGGTAAGTCAGTTCTTAGGATCCATAATATTGCCGTTACCTTTTCAGACTCAACAGGTAGAACATCTGAAGTAACTTCCAGTGGATCAGCGCCATATAATGGGGCGGCTGCCCAATTTCAACTTTTAACACAAAGCCAAACTAACATAGTATTGCCTTCTAACCGTGCAATGATCTCAAGTGGCAAGATAATTGCTAGTGGAAATGGAGTCATTCCTTCATATGTTTCCGATCATTT